CCACTCTGACTTCTGGTTCTCCTCCCACGGCGAAGGTTGCTGAGCTTGACGCTTACAACAAACAGCGCAAGGCTTGGGGACTGCCGCCAGTCAAAACTATGTAAAGGAGACTAAAGAAATGGCTACTACTGTTTCTCCCGCTGTTTCTAACAGCATCGGTCTTGCTTCCAGCTATCTTCCTATTCTGGATGCAAAGTACCAGTATGAATCTAAAACCGCAATCCTTGATACCGCACAGGATAGAGTCCTGTACGATCCCCAGGCTCACACCTTCAACCTGTTTGAGATCGACATGGTTGGTCAGGGCAACTATAGCCGTAATGATGGCTTTGTCCGTGGCGATGTGACCGCCGCCTGGAGACCCTATGCTCCCCAGTATGATCGTGGTCGGCAGTTCGTTGTCGACAGACTCGATAACGATGAGGCGATGGGCATGGTGTTCCCGTCTCTTGGCGAAGAGTATATGCGCCTCCACGTTGTACCGGAGACTGACGCAATCCGCTTTGCGGCTTATGCGAAGGGTGCTGCCGACAGCATGAAGACCACTGAGAACATCTCTTCTGGTGCTGCGGCTGTTGCGGCTATCGATCTTGGCACTGAGAAACTGGATAACGCCGAGGTTCCGTATGAGGGCCGTATCCTGTTCGTGAACCCGACCATGTACCGTTACCTCAAGGCTGGTATTACCCGCTACACCATGAATGGCGAGAACGGAATCGATTACAATGTCGAAATGTATGATTCCATGCGTGTCATCACGGTTCCCGCTGGACGCTTCAATACCATCTGCACTCTGGCTGATCCTGATTCTCATGACGATGCTGGTGGATACACCGCCGCTGGCGATACGATCAACTTCCTGATCATCCATCCGTCCGCTATCATGCAAGCCAACATCTTCACTGAGCCTCGTATCTTCAGCCCGTCCGTGTGGCAGCAGTCTCAGGGCTGGGCTTGGGACTTCCGTCAGTATCACGGTGTCTGGGTCAAGCATGAGAAGACCAACGGCATCTATGTCAACGCTCCTACCGTGGTGTCTGCGTAAACAAAAAACAGGGAGAGGGGATGTTCCCTTCTCCCTATTCTGAGGAGTGCTGACTATGACTGACGCTGAGAAACTCGCAACAATCAAAACGCTGTTGTCAGATGGCGGCGAAATGCCGAGTGACGAGAAACTGAATACTTACATTGCGCTGTCAAAGGCTGAGATTCTGGCGTGGAAGTATCACTTGGTCGGCGGTGTACCGGAAACCATTACGGATGTTACTCCCACTGATGAAGTGGCACAGATTTATGCTGTGGTAGCTGGATATACTCATGCCGGGGCTGAAGGTGAGAAACAGCATAATGAGAACAGCGTAACCCGTGTCTTCCTATATGAGGATATGATCGGCTATATTCGCAATCATGTTCTCCCCTATGTGAGAGTTGGTGCTGTTAAGTGAGAACTATACAGCGCAACAAACGGGAAATCTGGTACGCATTGTATGACGGCATTATTGATCTGGTGGACTCCGATGGGAACTACACAGGCGAACAGGGCGTAAGCTACAAAACTCCCGTACAGACTCGGATGAATGTGTCTGGCGGGAGAGGACAAGCTGAGATCGAACTGTTTGGTGTGGACAATCCTTTTACACGGACTGCCGTTACGGATGACCTGACTACTGAGTTCACAACGGATACTGTATTTTGGTTTGGAACTGATCCTACTCAGGAAGAACACAATTACCGTTGCACGGGAGTTGCCAGGACGATCAATCAGGTTGTGTTAGCTCTTGCTGAGATAGACAGGACAAGCGAACCGATTGTGAGCGTATAGGTGGTGGTTCACCGTGAAGCGCAACATCGATATTGAGCTTTCAGAAAAGGGTATCAAAGAACTTCAAAAGTATCTGCGAGACTACGATAAATGGCTGAAAGTGAAATCGGATGAACTGGCAAAAATGCTTTCCGAAATGGGATACAATGCGGCATTTACAATCATGTCCGGTCACATATTTGACGGTGAGACAATCAGCAGCTTGCGGGTTGTAAAAAAGGATAATGCTCATTACGTTGTGATGGCTGAATCAGAGGCGATCCTGTTCCTTGAGTTTGGCACTGGTCTCATGGGCTATGGTCATCCAGAACCTCACGGAATGGGGCCAGGTACTTATCCGGGTCAGAAACACGCTCTCGATCTTAAAGGCTGGTGGTTCCAAACCGATGACCCTCGATTGATACGTTATGTAGATAAAGATGGTCAGGGGTGGGGTCACAGCTACGGTATGGCTCCTGCAATGCCAATGTATACTGCCGTTAAAACAATTGAGCAAGACCTTGAGAGAGCGGTAAAGGCGGTGTTCGTATGATTGAAATAGAATCAAAAGTATATAGTCCTATCGCTATTGCGCTCAAGGAACAGTATCCAGATATCTATGTTACGAGCGAACCAGCTCCTACACCGAGCAAAGCACTTGCGGTCAGCATAGTGCAACAGGACTCCTTTTCAAGCGCACGGATGCAAGATAACACACTGACGGAGAAATTCGCTACGGTGATGTTTCAAGTTGATGTGTATTCAAATAAACAAACAGGGAAAAAGAGTCAGTGCAAAGAAGTCATGAATGTAATTGATAAGATGCTCTTTGAAATGAACTTCATGAGGCTTTCGTTGAATCCTATCCCAATGGAGGATTCCGGGTACTATCGTCTCACAGCCCGGTATCGTGCAGAAACTGATGGTGAGACACTATACCGTATATAAGGAGATAATCATTATGGCTGCTATGAATACCTATATGACTTTTCTCATGAAATCCACTGACGGTTCTACCTATACGGACGTTTGCCCGATTAAGGACTACCCGGACTTCATGAATAACGTGAACACCATTGATGTCACGAATCTCCAGAACGAGATGCACACCTATATCATGGGTCTGCTCGACACTGGCGGCTCGATGGACTTCACGGCGAACTACAATGTGACGGACTATCAGGCTGTTAAAGGTCTGGACGATGGTACGGAGCATTATCTGGCTATCTGGTTCGGCGGCAGTAAGTCTGGCGATACGATCACTCCGACTGGCATTGACGGTCAGTGGTCGTTCAAGGGCATGGTCAAGGTCGGTATTGTCGGCAAGGGTGTCGATGAGGCCCGTGAAATGACCATTCATGTCGTTCCTGGCACGGATATGTCCTTCACTGTTGGCACTTCTGCCTAATAATCTATAATCATCAATAAGGAGAATGAGCATGAGCAAGCAGATTAGTTTTGAGTATGAGAAAAAGAACTATACCCTTGAGTACACGGTTCGCACAGCGGCGCAAGCAAACGAGGATGGGTTCATCCTTGAGCAGTTGGGTGAAAAACCCGCTGCCATGATCCCGAAGCTGGTATACTGGTCTTTCACCAAGCACCAGAAATGGGTTACTCGCAAACAGGCTAAAGAGATTTATTCGTGGATTAAGGACAAGAACGGTTTCATTACTGCTCTGGCTGAAATGTACGCTGAAGCTGTAAATGCCCTTATTGATGATGAAGACTCTGAGGGAAACGCAAACTGGACTATGAGTTAAACGGCGGCTCACAGTCCGAAGAGATGGGGAGAGTTGGCGGCACGAACGCCGCTCTCCCTTTGTCGTTAATGTCTGCTTTTGAACTCGCCTGTCCCCAGTACATGGCTATGGGGATGACTTATGAGCAATTCTGGGATGGGGACGTTTCGGCACACAGGATGTTTGCAAAGGCTGAAAAGCTACGGCTGAATAGGGCAAACCACCTCGCCTGGTTACAGGGGATGTATGTTTACGAGGCGTTGCTCGATGTTACCCCGTACTTGAAAGCGTTCAGCAAAGGGAAACCTAACCCGTATGCAAAGGAACCGTACGACATCTTTGAGGATGAAGCGAAGAAACGCCGTGAGCGTGAAGAGCGTGAACGGTATGAGCATATGCGGGAAAAGATTGCCGTGTTCGCAAAGGCGTTTAACGAAAAGCGGAAAGAAAATGAAATGAAAGGAGTTAAAGAAGATGCCTAATGTCTCGCTAAATGGTATTGAGTTTACCATTAAGGGCAGTTCTGACTCCGCATCTAAATCCGTTCAAAACCTGATTAAAGAGTTGAACCAACTGAAAGAGGCGTTGAAAGCGTCTGAGGGTATTACGGGCTTAAAGAAAGCACTGGACAAACTCGCAAATGTAGATACGACAAAACTTTCGGATGTTCAATTTATTCTTAATAACATTGCCCAGATCGATTTTTCGAATCTTGCACAGGCCGCACAGGATTTAAAAGCTATTTCGGCGGCTGCCCGTTCGTTCTCTAATGTTAGAGAGGCAACAGCAGATACTCAAAGGCAAACAGAGGCTTTGCAACATAGTTTTGAAAA